TTGCTTCTGATAGAAGTGCCACCATTTCATTGTAGTCATGGATCGAACCACGGTTGCTTTTGTCGTCAACGTCTTTCCACGATAGGACGTGGATACGTGTAGCCTCCCGTAACAGTCCGTCCGTTTCGATATCAAAAACTATGCGCACATATTACTCCTTTCTATTACTCCTGTATATAGTAATGTACTCATCTAGTAGTGATATAACAGCATCCTCTATGTGCTTGTTATTATCTAGTTCACTTAGTGCAGATAAGTTACCCTCAATCCTATTAAGCTGACCGGGCCAAAAGTTAACTGCTTCACCAGTCATATGATTATGGTGTAGATGGTAACCCTCTGGGATATTATTAATGTCGCCATCCCAATACTTATCTAAGATTTCCTGTATACGCACACCAAAATCTAATTTCGTGGGGTATCTTTTCTTAAAGGCAACCCGTGAGTTTTTTGTGTAAGTTGGGAAATGACAAAAGTTCCTATATGAACTCCACACCCTTGACCAACCCTGCGTTACATACGAATTATTATGTTCTTCCGCTTCACTCCTTAATAATACTGTACCTTTAAATGCACAGACAACGTGTTTACTCTTAGTCATAGGTAGTATCTCACCAGTATTGATGCATTCAATTAGAGGAACCCTAGTTTTAAACTTATGAACATCTGGGGTCAAATTGAAGTCGTGTACCTTAGCCCATAGGTACGGGCGGCACACTTTATCTTTCGGTACATAAAAGCTCCCAGTGGGGGTAACAGAAATACTGCGGGTTTCCCCATTACAAATGAGTTTTACATGGGTACCTGCATAATCTTGACTATTCCTATACAACTCTCTTGGGTATGACGAGCGGCCCATAGCACTACTCCCTGATTAAGACGCCAGTGTGTAACGGACGTACTTCTGTCCAGTCATTGGGTGAAACCTAACATTACTGACAATATCATAACCACTCTCACGTAACTCTGCGATACGCTTAGTCAACGATTGGATCGAGTACTCTACGATAGCTTCACGTACAGTGATTGACCCTGCTTCATGCAAGTGCTTCATGATCTTTGAGTTCTGTGTCATTAGAAATATTCCTTCTGTTTCATGGTGAAGCTCTGAATATCGAAAGTCATTTCACCAGCCTTACCATCTTCTGACGTTGGTCGGTTCTTTTCAATCTTCAGTGCCGTAGTGTTCTTTATGTCAATGTCATCGCTCTCCTTGTCCCTATGTAGACTGATGACAACCGATGCCCTCTGCCCGATCATCTTACAGTACTTGAAATCCCCGTCCTCATTAGTATGACCGATCGAGATGATGCCAACCTGTAGCTCTGCTGCTAGCTTAGACAACCTAACCGACAGTGCTGCCAGTTCAGCTTCCTTCTCACCTGCAGATGCTGACGAGATGACGTCTTGAATAGGTTCAAACAGTACAAACTTACAATTATAAGCCTCTTTGAAAAACCTGATCTGTTGACATAGGTCATCAGCACCCTGATCCTCCTTGAGGAAGTATTGGTAATAACATTCGGACGCGGCGATCTTTCTGATAGAAGCCTCGACCTTATCTACAAGTCCCTCCTCTCCATTGATGATATCCCGGCGCGTTACGTTACGCTTCAGGTCGTATGACACGAGACCCAGTAGGCTACGCTGTTTGGTCTCCTCTAGGTGCCACGTAGCGAATGGTACGCCACGCTCGATGAAGTTCCACTCAAGGTACCGCATCAGTTCGGTCTTACCGATGCCCGTTGGTGCCTTGAAGACAGTGAAGTGAGACTGCATGAGCCCCAGGATTTTGTCATCAAGGTCCGTGATACCCGTAGGTACGTACACATGGTCAGGTGTATCTCGGAATAGCTTCAGTAGGTCCTTCTCACTGTGCATGACATTGTCAGGTGTGTACTTACTTGCACCTAGCCATGCGCCCTTGAAGTCACCAGCCTTTCCATTGACCAGCCAATCGTTTGCATCTTTGTACTGACCAGTGTCCACTCGGTACACCTTACCGGGGAACAGGTTGTTGATCTTGTTGGCCAGAGAATTACCTGCGTCATCCTTATCGACGACAAGCACGATCTTCTTGAAGCTGTTCATCCACTCGAAGCAGTTCTTCCATAGGTTACCGGAAGGTGTTGCACTCGGCATTGACACAACGGGTTCTTGGTACCTGCTCTTTAGGCCACCCATCATCTGCCATACTGACATAGCGTCAAGCTCACCCTCGGTAATCGTGAGGGCAGTTCCCCCGGCAGTGAACAGGTTCATACCGAATAGCTCATCAGTGCGCATCCCATAGGCTTTAAAGTCTTTCGGTAGGGTGCGTACCTTTTTACCTCCAGAGGGGTACAGGTACTCCTGTGAGAGGGGCTCACCGTTCTTCATGTTGGTGAGTACGTTGAACTTCTCCATAGTTGCCTTGGTTATGCCTCGGAGCGGGTGATACTCCTGTTCTGATAGTTTAGGCGTGGGTTCATCATCCCACGATTGACCACCGTCTCGTGACCAGAGAGGGAACTTATCCGTAACCTCCTTGGGGTAGCTCTTGCCCTTCTCAGGGTACTTCTTGTCGCATGAGTGACACTTGCCAGCGTTGCTCTCAGTGTTGTAGCTGAAGGCATCACTGCTGTCACACATGGGACATGGTTGTTGACTGACCCACATCATATGGCTCCTTATGTTACTTATGTTATCTTATCCCTACTGCCTTCTGTACAAGAGGTTGGAAGAGGATAACTTAAACTCTCTAGAACTTACTATAGGAACGACTGAAAATCGGAAAAAATGAAGCTCAAACAAAACTTTTCCGATACCCCAGTCTAACCCATTGATATCACCAGAAAGAAATGGCATCACAGAATGTTACAAATCTATTTCATTACGCGGCCTTCCCGGTTTGAACTTCGTATCCTTGTCCATGTCACCAGCAGCGTCGATGCTGAACTCACGCCAGAGTACCTCTTTGAGGTCACGTAAGCCATCAGCACGGTAGTCTGCCACTCTACGTGGAGTTACGTTGAACTCTTCTGCAAGTTCTTTCCAAGACACTGGTTCACCACTCTGTAAGTACCTAGCCTGAATGGTACGACGGCGACGAGGGCGTAGGTATGTCACGGCCTCACTAATTGTTTCGATCATGTCATTACGTGATTTGTCATAATCTACCTCAACCAGCGTCTCCCAGAATGCATCCTCCTGATTGTTCCAACCTAGGTTTCTTGCCTCAACTCTCCAATAATCTAATACAGCCCCACGTATGCGTTCACGTGCATACAAAGGGAATGAGCCGTGGCCCCTGTCCTCAAAATTTTCTGCGGCAAGTACTAGGCCCTCGAATGCTGCTGCCTGTACGTCATCCATGTCACCAGTTTTCTTGCCCATGTCGTATGCTATACGTCTGGCTAGCGGCATGTACTTCGTCACTAGGTCAACCTTGCGGTTCTTGCGCACCCAGTTCTTTGATGGTCGTTCTGCCTTGATGCCTGCCTTACCGACAGTCAGTGAATTGTATGTTTGACCACCCGGCAATTGCTTAGTAGACACGAACGCCATCAGGATCATGTTGTCGGCATTATCCCATTCAGCTTCTTGAATGTACCCATTACCATAGTGTTGATGTACTGCTTGCATTGTCTATGCTCCATAGATATTCTTATGTTCAGTCATATCAGTTCCCTAGCATGGCAATCGTGCCATAGAATGTGAGAAATACAAGGAAAGCGCCAAGCCAGATTACAATCTCCATAAGTCTTGGCCCGACCAGTCATCGCACGGGTCATCAATTTGTTCTGCCTTTAGGGGCAAACGTGATGACTTTTCCCTTTGGGTCATCATTCGCTCCGTCATCATCCGTTCCCATAAGCTCAAAGTCTGGTGGATTGTCGGATACGATGGTGGTGATGTACTCAAATCCTCCGTCATAATTTTCCCTTTCAACCGTGATAAACATAGGCTCCTGTCCGTCGTCATTAAAGTCAACGACCATAAGCATCGCGTTTCTGATAGTTTTCATTCGTCATCCTCCACAATGTTCTCGTCTACTTCTAGGAACTTCAGGCTCATATCTTCGTACTGCCCAAAGAATTGATTGAGATTGTTGTATAGGTGACCAGACCAGTCATCTCCACGTGAATACCTGTGATCTATGTCATCTAGTGAACTACTTAGATACTCACGGTAAGCCTTGGTGTTCTTAAAGTTCTTGTTCATTGGAACGCTCCTACTACGAGTACGATTGGCATGAAGAATAAGAGGGTGAACAGTATAAACATACCGATACCTGCTAGCATAAGAATAAAGTCGGTCATAATAGTACTACCTCTCCGTCTGTTTCAATCCATACCTTGGCACCACACGATAGTGGCTTGTCAGGGCTATATACGACACGCGAGGCACCATTGATGACAACCTCATGTGCATACCTGTTTGACTTACTTGTCTTGACAGTGAGCACAGGCTCACGTGTACCCTCCTTGGCGTTCCTCTTAATCACGTGCTGGTTAACGTGTATCCTAGTGATGCTCATTTTGTTTGGCTCTCCATCCATGCGATCGCCTTCTTAGACAATTCCTTATGCTGTTCCTGCGTCACTACCTGCGTATAGTAATTCCCAGTGTCTGTTTTCCTGAGCCAGTCGCCCTCGGTCTCGAAGGCTTCCTCCTTATGGCGACAAAAGATAGATGACACCATGATGCCTGTCTCCATTGACATGATTGCTACGTACATTGGTTTAACCTTTCTCATTTTTGTGTACCCTGAGTACACATTTTCGAACAAATCTAAAGATGGTGATGACCACCATAGCCTCTGGCATGAATATCCATGCAACTATGGTGGCCCCACGGTTCAATGCTTTCGCATCATCAGTTTGCGTTTTGGTCCTTGCCTGAGGCATGACCGGGGTTCCCTTTCTGGTTCTCTGCCCTGTTGTTTGGACCTGAGTTACCCGGTGCACGTTGGTCACCATTGCCTAGACCATTGTTGCCTTTCAATCGGTCGGGCTTAGGCTTTCCATCGGTCGGGTCTTCAGGATCGCCCGTAGGAGGCCCTGAGGGCGTCACTGAGGGGCCATTGGGACTGTCTGGTGAGGGCGACCCTACCTTAGGGCAATAGCGCCACTGTACGAGCCCCCAGAGGATGCCGTACATAGGGCACAGGATTGGTGTAACCTCAGGCTCATCCCAAGGTGACGATAGGCTACCTGCATGGGCTGTTGCTGTCATGCTGATAGTTGATGCTGCTACTGCAGCCATTACGATATATTTCATGATACTTCTCTCTTGTTAAAATAAGGTGCCCCCACCTCTTACTGATTACTTAAGTGATGGGTCAACGATAGCTTGCGCTGCGTCCAGTTGGTTCTTCTGATCTGGTGTTAGGTCTCCTTTGTTCAGATGACAGTGGATAATGGAAAGTAGTGACTTGATGACATTTTCTTGGAGTTGCTGTTTCATAGGTCATCCCCCTTAATGACAAACTCAATCAGACTTGCGTAGTCGTGGACTATACCTTCATACTTATCCATCTTGCCCTTGTGGTATTTATCCCCCTCGCTCTGGCCATGACCAATAGCGTGATACTTAATGTCCCAGAGGTGGTCTTTGATCTTACCAGCGGACATGGTGATGATGAGGTTCTTCTGCTTTTCTGATATTTTCATAGCTTGTCTCCTAGTCGCTTGAGTGAAAAGTAGCGGTGCATGTAGTCCTGCGCGTGCTTAGTGTCTCCGCGCATGATTGCCCTAACTGCCTGTTTACGGCAGGCCACGGCGTTAGCTAGT